GAATCAAAATGCGTAAGAGTGAGAGTTGTTGTTCATTGAGAATTGACTGTGGGTTTAGCATTACTTCTCAATTTTCCAGTCCATAGATCCACCCTCAGGAACCCAAAAGAAGTAGTTACCGTTGAGAGATTTGAGGAACATCCACTCTTTGCCACCCAATTCACGAGTAGATTCTACAGTGCAAGTGTGAAAAGAATCCATCTCATTTGCAAAACGATTCTTTGCTTTGCGAGAGACAGGACTGACACAGATTCGCTTCAGTTTGGTAGTCATGGTGTTTGTCTCGATGTGATTATTGTAAGGCATCAAGCAGGGGATTTCCTGTTGACTGTGCCACTTTGTTCAACTGTCCACTAGATTTTTTCTTGGGTTTAGTGGTTTTCTTTGTGGCACTGGTTTTCTTGGTCTGAGATCCCTTGCCACCACTAGACGATTTCTCGATTTTTTGTGATTTTTGTTTGTCAGGGGTCTTAGTGCGTTTCCTCGGACCAGATTTCGATTTTTTGTATTTTTCTACTTTATTCATGGCACTTTGGAAAGTGCGTGATACATCACTCAACACTTTACCCTCATGGATAATAACCCACTCTTTGTTGCCGATAACAGGAATCACCGCCCACATACCATCAGGAGAGACATAATCTCTCACACAAACTGGGTCGAGCATTGTAGAGTTGAAGTTGTAATACTTCTGGTCTTTACCCATAACTTACCCCCATGCCTCCATGTAATCATCAAGGGTATATCCTTCCTCATCGACACATGCCTCGTCGATCAATTCTTGGTAGGTATAATCTTCCAAGTCCTTACGATATTCTTCTGGTGATTGATCCTCTGGGTCATAATCATCGTGGCAGAGATACTCCCACTCTCGCACAAGTGCGTTGATTAGTTGCTCAGTAGTGTACTTCATCGACGGATCTCAGAGATAGCAGGTTGACCTTGATTGAAGACGGTATCAACAACCGCCTGAACTTTACGGGAGGTAGTGATACCCACAGAGTCATAAACAGGGACACAGACAAGACCGAAAGTCTTGGATTTGTCACCCAGACGGATAACACGACCGATGGATTGACTGATGCCGATATAGTCCATGTTGCGGAGGAAGATCACACTTTCTAGTCCGTTGACATTGATACCTTCGGACAGGATGGAGTGGTGAAGAACCACAAACTTCTTGTTAGGATCTTTACCCCATGCATTTAGAGTGTCAAAGAATACCTCACGGTTCACCTTTTGACCGTCAATGATAGCACCAGTCTTGGAAGTAATAGTCATCCAAGAATAACCACGAGATGCAATATCTTTGCGGAAGTCAGAGTCACTCAGAAGACCCATGATCTGTTTGGTAGTTCTAGCACAGATCAGAACTTTATCCACTTTCTGATCGTCAATAGTCTCCATCAAAAAGTCATTGTCACGCGACCAGATCTTAAACTTATCCTTCACCATACCGAGTTGCTTAACAACAACTTTAGGGGGAAGGATATAACCTTGCTCAACAAGTTCAGGTGCAGGGATGTTGCAAATAACCTGACCGTAAATGTGACCCCAGTTCATCCCTGGTTTCTTGAACGTGAGAGAATGCTTAGGAGTTGCAGTAAAGAAATAGCAACGATCTGCATTGTTAGAGAAGAACTCAGTTGCAGGGAAAAAGTTCTTCTTGACAGAATTATGTGCCTCGTCGAAGTAGATAGTATTGACTTCAATATCTGCCTGACGAATACGATTCAGAGAATTGTAAGTAGTGAAGATGATGCAGTTCTCACCTGCGGTACGAGCAGTGTTAGCGAACAGTGCAATCTTCTCAGGATTAGTAGTAGAGAAGTGCGTAGTCTCACCACTGTGGACGTGCATCACATGAGTGTATTTCGTATCAACAAACTCCAGAAACTCTGCGGAGAGTTGTTCAGCAAGAAGGATGCGAGGTGCTACAACAACGGTAGTCATTCCGCTGGTAGTACGATTAAGTTTCTCGACAAGATCATAGATCATGGTGATAGTCTTACCACCGCCAGTAGGCACAATGATCTGACCCTTATCGTAGGTCGCCATTGCATTGGTCGCACGAACTTGGTTAGGACGGAGTTGCATCAAGTAACCTTCAATGAATATATCATTGCATAAAAAAAGTCCACCGTCAAGAGACAGTGGACAGTTCAGTGTACTGGCACATGGTGTCAGAATTGGTTCAGGAGTTTCTGAGTTTCAGGATCAAACGTTTCGCGAATGCCTGCATCAGGCAACCAATCTTCGGGACCAGTTTCCATCATCGACTCGTAAAGTTCATCGAAATCGTTGTACTCAAAATCGAAATCGTTGTTCATGATGTAGTGTTGTGTACTCAGTTAGATTAGGTTAGTTTGTGGTGGTTGTCAACCCTCTGGAGCAGCAGCAGGTGCCACTTCTTCAGGTGGTGCAGTTGGGATCTGAGCAGGCATACCGTCTAGATCAAACTTCTTTGCCGCCTCTCTTGCTTCTTTAACTTCAGAGATCATGTTAAAGAGAGCAATTTGATCCACTTGCATTTTCTTGAAAGATGCAAGCACAAGCGCCTCTAGTTCGTTGATGCGCTTATCCATTTCACCCAGAGAACTCATAGTTTGTTTGAGTTGTTTCTGGAGAATCTCTTGTTTGTGAATAGAAAACTGTTGGTCTGCCATAATGTTATCAGATGTCGTTTTATTTATCGGGCGTAGAGGTAACTACCTGCCCAGTCTGCCCGCATCAGACACTCCTCACGAGAAGAAATGATGAGAAGATTGTAGCGAACACCCTTTGCAGGTGATTTCCATGATGCAGACTTGTAGACTTCGCCAGTCATTCGGTCAACAAATGCATGGACAGATCGAGAACCACTGGAATCAATCATGATGATTTTGTGATACTTACGACCAGACTCGATCACATACTGATAGATGCCAATCTCATCTTTGATGTCATCAACACAACGATTGTGATAATCGATAGTGGATTGATTATCACCCTCTTGAATTGCACGAGCAATAGAAGCAAAGTGTGACTTGATAGAATAACGCTTGAAGTCATCCTTCAGTGCTTCACACAGTTGCTCAGTGTGCTTGAGAACCTTGAGAGCGATTGTCTCTTTAGCGAGTGTTGCAGTCATGCGTCATTCCTTTGACTCTTATAGTATTGCACGTCTGAGACCCCTCTGGAAGCGTCTGTGTGCAGGTTGTTTGACTGTCACAGTACAATCTAGTTCAACCACTCGTAACGACGCCTCAGAGGTAATTTAATGGACCATGGCAAATATGATACAAATACTGCGGTAAGTCCTCGTATAACATCTCTTTTCCTCCACCATCTGATGAACCAAATGATAAAGATTGTGAGAGTAATAGGCCATAAGACAATGGCAACTGATCCAATGACTAACCAACCAAAATCAGAACAAGTAAAGACAGTTCCAGTATTAGAGGCAACTACACCTCCAGCAGATTTTATCCTGTCAATCGCTGTGTTTTCAGTTGCTGCATAGAGTGAAACACTTTTAGCACCAGTTCGAGAGACAACTTCATGAGTTGCATCGCTCAAACTCTCATTGAGAGTTGTAAATGTAGTTGCCTCTAGTCTGTTAGATCTAGTTCTAACCCAACCAAACCACTTAGCCATTGTTATTCATCAGTAAGATGATCGGCACAAGCAAGTGTATCACAAGGGGGACATTCTTTCTGACTCTCCAATGCTTCTTTGAGTGCTTCTGTTACATTCTCCTTGAAAGAACGATAAGGAATGAAGAGATCATCATCCGCAGTTTTATAGTCCTGGTGAGTTTCTTTGAACTCACGTTCTACATCATACAAGAGATTTGTTACGATGTCATTGATGACTTCAATGGACTTTGAGGTAAGTCCGTTCCAGGATGTATTGGGGAACATATCATCCTTGACACGATTTAGCAGTGCTCTCCTACAATGCCACTGACTATCAAAGATTTGGGTAAATGCTTCCCAGTCGTGTTGGGATTTGAAATTAGGGATACTCATAGTGCTTCTACCTTTGCTTTGACAGATTCGGGAGTTGCTTTTACTTGATACGTTACCTCATCTCTACGGGACAGTTCTGAGAGAATCTCAGCAGCAATATCCCAGAGTTCTGTTGTGTGTCTGTGATTGTAGGGCCAGTTAGTCATTTGTTGTTCTCCTTTTCTTTGTAATGGGCATTCATCTTTGCCCATTCAGCATCACGCTTCATAAACTCCTGGTATTTCTTCTCCAGGTCCTCATCCATGGTCAATTCATACTCTTTACAGACCTTACGTTGATCT